GAAGTCGTAACCAGCACTGCACGTTCTTTCTTGGCTCGGTTCGGGTGGTTCGTCATCGTCAGGCTTCCTTTCGCCCCTGGTTAAGCCCCGAGGCGCGGGCGTCGTTGAATGAATGGCACCATAAACACGGGGCTTGGGACAAGTCAACAACGAATTTTCTTGCTTTGTCTCACTGGCTGTGGATATGGTTCCCGGCATGATAACGAAACGACAGCGCGATCTACTCAATTTTGTCGAACGCTACATAAAGCGGCGCGGCTTCTGCCCGAGCTATTCCGAGATGGCGGAGGGGTTAAATCTTAAAAGTTCCAAAAGCGGAATCCATCGGATGATCGTCGGCTTAGAGGAACGCGGCTTCATAAAGCGTCTGCCAAACCGAGCCAGGGCGATTGAGATAGTGAGACAGCCGCAATGAAACACCCCGAACAGGATTTGCAGCGATCAGTCGCGCAGTATCTCGATACGGTGCTGGCGCGCCATGTTGTATGGTCCGCGATCCCATCGGGAGGCGGCGGCGCTATTCGCGGAGCCCAACTTAAAGCGATGGGACTCAAGCGTGGCCTCGGCGATATTTATTTATCGTGGCAGGCCGTCGCTCATGGAATCGCCGGCCCCACGGTCGTTTGCTACACAGCTTGGCTGGAATTGAAAAGCAACCGCGGCGTCCAGTCAAAAGAGCAAAAAGATTTTCAGGTTCGCGTCCAGGGGCTCGGACACGCCTATTGCGTTTGTAAATCCGTCGATGATGTTTCTGTCGCTCTAAAAATCCTGTCCATCCCAACGCGGGAGACAAAGCGATGACCACTCAACCCTCCCTCCTAGACTGGACACCCGGCGCAGCAGAGAAAGAACGGGATAAGGCGCTTGAGAAAGTCATGCTCAATTCCATCGACTACGGCGACAAGGCAATCGAGATAATCAAAAAGCTGCGGTGGGAATTGGGGGAATTTATCGCCGAAGAAATGACCCTGGAGATTTACGCGCGGCTCGGCCCTCCCCATTCTCCAAATCTTTTCGGCTCAATCATCATGCGCGCGGTTAGAGAGGGCTGGATAAAGAAAACCGGGCGCTATGCGCCAATGCTGAAAAAATCATCCCACGGCCGCGAATCAAAGACCTATGTGGGCGTCGATAGAGTGGCGAAGGCAACGTGACCCCCGATTATACAAATTTCCTTGAGCGAAAGTCTGCGCGCGCACCAGCGCGCGGGCTTGATACCGTGCCATCGCTCGCAAAGCATCTTTTCCCGTTCCAGGCGCATTGCGTCGATTTTGGGCTAAGGATTGGGACGTCTGGCCTGTTCTTAGATACCGGCCTTGGCAAAACAGAGTGTGAATTGGAGTGGTGCCAGAAAGCACTAGAGGCGACAAACGGCCGCGCGCTGATAATGACGCCGCTCGCCGTGGCGCAGCAGTTCAAGCGCCGCGCCGATAAGTGGGGCTATGAAGCGCGGGTGATCCGCGAGCAAGACGACATAAAGCCCGGCATCAATATCTGCAATTATGACCGGCTCGACAAACTAGACGTTTCGGTTTTCGGCGCAGCCGCCCTTGATGAATCGAGCGTCTTAAAGAATTTCACTGGCAAGACCACTCGCGCGCTAATCGAGGCGTTCAAGGGTTGCCGCTTCAAGTTATCTGCCACGGCAACGCCAGCGCCGAACGATCATATGGAACTTGGAAACCAAGCCGAGTTTCTTGAAATCATGGCCGCAAATGAAATGCTGTCTCGGTTTTTCATTAACGACGCTTCGACGGCCTCCCAAGAGTGGCGCTTGAAGGGTCACGCGGTTACGGCGTTTTGGGATTGGATGGCGAGTTTCGCCAGGATGGCCGAGAAACCTTCGGACCTTGGCGACAGCGATAAGGGCTTTATCCTGCCGCCGTTCAAGATCAAACGTCACCGCGCGCGAGACAGCGCGATTGAAGGCGCACTAGCAGACCTGTTCGGCACAGTCACGATGAGCGCCACGACGATGCACAATGTTAAACGGCAGACCAGCGAATCCCGCGCCGAGCTTGCCGCGTCCTTGGTTGACGCCGAGCCGAACGAGGCGCGGATAATTTGGTGCGATACCGATTACGAAGCCGACGCGCTTAAACGCGCCATCCCATCGGCGCATGACATTCGCGGCTCTATGGTGATCGAAAAGAAAGAGGAATTGATTGAGGCGTTTTCGACTGGCGAACTAAAGCATTTAATCGGCAAGCCGTCGATGCTCGGCCTTGGTCTCGATTGGTCCCATTGTGCCCGCATGGCTTTCGTCGGGCGCAGTTATAGTTACGAGCAATGGTATCAAGCGGTTAGGCGCTGCTGGCGCTTTGGTCAGAAGCGCGAATTGATCGTCGATATTATCGTTGCCGAAGGCGAGAGTGAAATCGGCCGCGTGATCGACCGCAAGGCTGGCGACCACGACAAAATGAAACGTGCGATGCGTGACGCCATGACGCGAGCAATGGGCCGCGCACAAATCGTCAAAGCGCCCTACGAGCCAAACCACATAGAGGGATTGCCGGCATGGATCAGGTCCGCTGCTTAAATTCTGAAAAGTCCGAGCGATGGGTTGCCCTCAACGGCGATTGCGTTGACGTATTGCGGCAGACGCCGGACGACAGCGTAGATTTTTCAGTCTATTCGCCGCCGTTCGGCTCCCTCTTTGTCTATTCCGAATCTGTTGCTGACATGGGAAATAGCACCGATAGCGAGTTTGCCGAGCACTACGCTTTCATGGTTGCAGAGAAATTCCGCGTCACGCGGCCCGGCAGAATAACCGCCGTCCATTGTTCCGATCTTCCGATGACAAAGTGGAAAGACGGTGCAATCGGTATCAAGGATTTTTCGGGCCAGATTATTAAAATCCACCAAGACGCGGGATGGGTTTTTCATTCTCGGCGCACCATTTGGAAATCGCCCGTAACTGAAATGACGCGGACTAAGCATGTCGGGCTGCTCTACAAGCAGCTTAAAAAAGACAGCATGAAATCGCGTGGCGGTATGCCGGATTATCTTTTGACATTCGTGAAGCCCGGCGAAAATCTCTCTAAGGTTGCCCATACCGAGGATGAGTTTCCGCTGGATCAATGGCAAGAGTGGGCGTCTCCGGTATGGATGACGGTCAATCAATCCAACGTCCTCAACGTCCGCATGGCGCGCGAGCATAGCGACGAGCGCCATCTGTGCCCGCTTCAACTCGACGTAATCGAGCGAGCACTGATTATGTGGAGCAACAAGGACGATGTTGTGTTGTCTCCGTTCATGGGGATTGGCAGCGAAGGCGTTATGTCGCTAAAGCACGGCCGTCGCTTCCTTGGGATTGAACTGAAAGAAAGTTATTGGAGACAGGCCTGCCAATACCTCGCCGCCGAGGAACGTCAGCTTGATATGTTCCGAAAAAGGGTGACAGCGTGAGTAAATTAGAGAAACAAGCGACCCTCGCGCGCCACGCCGCCGACATGGGCGATCATCGGCTGGCGTATTTCACGCTCGCTAAGGCGGTTCAAGAATATCTAGAGAAAAAGAAATGAGAAACCCCATCTTCCTCTCTGGTGCCGAAGTCGCTAAAGCCCTCTCTCCCTACCTCTGCGCTAAATACAACATCCCGACGCAAACTATTTTCGCGGCGATGCAGATAGACAATGGGTACTTGATAGAATTTCCGCCGGAGCCTCCCCCGCCTAAACCCATCGTCGAGAAAACCATCCCCCTCTCAGTCGAAACGCACGAAGGGGCGAAGGGATAATGGGCGCTGATTCTAAAATCTCTTGGACGGATCATACGTTCAATCCGTGGGTTGGCTGCACGAAAGTCTCCGCAGCTTGCGATCACTGCTATGCGGAACGATGGGCGAAACGTACCGGCCATCCTGACCTTTGGGCTGGCGAGCGCCGCCATACCAGCGCGGCGAATTGGAAACAGCCGATCAAGTGGAACGCGGAAGCAAAGCGAGCGGGGAAAGTAGCGCGCGTTTTCTGCGCCTCACTCGCTGACGTTTTCGACAATCAGGTTCCCGAGGAATGGCGCGACGACCTTTTCAAACTCATCTGGGACACGCCGAATCTCGATTGGCTTCTACTCACAAAA